CGAATCCGGTGTTTGTACGAATACCAAAGATGAGCGGAGTGGTAATCCTATGCGCGATCATTACCTTGTTGGTAGATTCTTCGCTTAAGAATGTATATTGCTTATCCGCATCCGACAAAGGGAATGCAGTGATGTCAGGTTTCGGAGTGTCTCGCTCATTGAAAGTCATTAAAAACTTTCCTGCATTTCGCGCACCTGTGAGCAATCTTTCCCAATCCTTTTTCATGTCCCATTGTTGGTCCGGTGGGATTTGACCATTGAAGAACGAAATGATGAATGAAGGGAACAAACCATTGAGAATATTATTCACGTGGTACATTCCTATCTGACGTTCAAGTTCAATGTAATTTACCGCACTCCAATAATCAGGATTCGGGTAGATTTGACCGCTTGTGTAAGTGAATCTCCAAAGCACTTGCGATGGCTCTTGTACCGCCATGCTTGGATTGAACTTTGGAATGAATGTCGGTCTGTTTTTTTTCTTGCGTGTATTCGCCCAGTCCTCACTGTGATAGATTCCGATGATATCCTCATCCTCACCTTCAACCGCAATGCGACATTCCTCAAATGGTAAGTGACGCAGCTTTGCGATGCTCTTTCTATCATTCGAATAAATCACCTCAACGAAATAACCGCCATACTTTTTGAAGTCATGCGATGCTGCATAGTACTGCCCATAAACGTCAAGTGCTTCAAACCTATCCTGCCCAACATTCGATGTGATTCCTTTCCCGGCAATCATGTCACCGATGGAAATGCACAACGAACCATGCACCGGACTTGACTCACTCAATTCGCGCAAGTATTGTGGGAACAAATTGTTCACCCCGAATGCCACCCAGCCACCACGATCAACTCTCTCAACTGAACTGACTGGTTGATATTCTTGCAGCTTGACGTTTACTATGTTGTTATCCATTGTAGATTATGTCGTCTTGTATAGTTATTGTCGGCACTTCAAAGTAAATGCCTGAATCGTTCAAATATAAGTATCCTCGCTCACATATTCCCACTACACTCGCATCTGTTGGGTCTAAATTACTATTTGAATTTTGACCATATACCTCGTATCGGTAGCGACCCGGTAAGGTGAGAGAGACAGTTGTAACTTCCAATGTCGTTACACGCTGATTCTCGTTCACAATGGTGGGAACTTGCGCGATAGTATTGCCCACATTACTATTTTCTTCATGCGAAATGATTAACAAATAATCAGTGAACGCAGTTGTATAGTATTGCCTTGCCTCATCGAGTGAAAGTCGCAAGGTTTGATTCGCAGTATTTGTGTTAAGATAGACCATATATAAAAAAGGTGGGCAGTGCGCCCACCCTTTTAATGTGATTTAGTTGTGGTTATTGATCTTCGGTTGTAGGACTTACAGTGTAATTAGCCGCAGTCATGGTCGCATCATTCAACGTGTAAGGTTGAACTGGCTCATCACTTGTGAAAGTCAACTGATAACCCTGCAAGTCACCGAATGCAGCTCCGGTCTGGAAAGTTCCTGCGGTCATGTACATTCCGTTAGTTGTTCCGAAAGCAAGTATTTTACCGCTATTCAATTCAACAAACAATCCTACACGTGCTTTGGCAAGTGCTTCGAGTTCTTCACGCTTACTCGCATTGATGTTCTTCAAACTCAATGAAACGCTGTGAGTATAGAACACCGTTCCATTCTCCAAAGAAACAGTCGGATTGAAAGTTGCAGAAGCCGAGTTTTTAAGTGGCTCATAAGTATAAACCGTTCCACTTCCTGCGGTAACTTCAGCCGGAGTACCACCGATAGTGTAGGTTAATTGGTCGAATTTGCCGATGTATATTTTCTTGATACCCCCGATGCTATCGTTGCATCCGAGTGTGAATCCCGTGGATAAGTTACAACTCATATTTGTATTTTATTAAAGGGCGGCTATTACACCGCCCTATTGTTTTTGATTATTAGAAGTTTGCTCCGTAAGCAACGATCTCATTACCGAAACCGTACTGAACACCAGCGAAGAAACGAGCGCGGAAACGCACATTGTCAGAAGCATCAAGGTCAGTCATGTCAAGAACTTTCACTTCGTTCCAGTCAGAAAGAAGGTTAGTTCCGAACCACAAGTTTGACTTTTGAGCCATCAGCATGTGGTTAGCAGGAAGACCTGGGCAAACGTGAATCTGATATCCGAAATAAGACTTCGGCATTTCAGGACCACCGTAAGTGTACCATCCGTTTCCTGCACCAGCGTTAGCAATCATGTAGTCTTCCCATATATCTTGTGACAAGTAGATGATTGGCTTTTCAGTTGCACCCTTTACACCTTGTGGGCAAGCAGCAACCAAAACACCGATTTGAGCAATTACGTTGCTTGAGTTGATAGTGGTAGGAGTTGGCTTGATAACAGTTCCATCAGCAGCCATAAGAGTAACGAATCCATCGTACTCACCAGCGTTGGCTGAATCTCCGTTCCAAATCAAATCTTCGTTCTTTGCACCAGCACCGCCCAAGATTGTAGCTATCAAAGCATCAGTCAATGAAGCAGGCAGGATGTCTTTTTGGATGTCACCAGCATCCCAGTCGTGAAGCAAGCTTCCGTTCTCTGCACCGAGATCACCCTTGCAGATTTGACGGTGAATTTGAAGCTTCTTAATCTCAAGGATTCTTTCATCCAAAGTGATCTCACCAGTTGGAGTGAAGTCGCAAGTAGCATCAGCGAAAGTGATGTCATCTACCAAACGTCTTACGACCTGCTTGTAGTCAACATTCTCTTTTACAGTGATTCCTGCGAGTGTTTCGTTTGACATAAATGCAGCGCGGATATATCCACCTGCAACCTTACCAGAGTAAGTTGTAGTTAATGAAGTAGTTGTAGCCATTTTATTTTATAGTATTATTTTTTGATGTTTTGTATTTGAGCCATTACACGCTCTTGGTATGTCATTTGTCCCCATGGTTTAGCAGGAGCAGAAGCAGACAAGGTCGCTTTCTTTTCTTTTACCGATGGAGCTGCTGGAGCTTTCTTCAGTGCAGCAAGTTCAGTTGCACTGACTGTTGCATCATTCTTCGCTTTTGCAAGTTCTTCGCTCACCGCAGAAAGTTCAGCGTTCTTTGAATCGAGTGCGCTCTGAAGGTCAGAGATTTTTTGTGATAGTGAATTGATTGTAGCAATGATGTCATCGCTGCTCATTTCACTTTCAACTTCCATCTCTTTTACTTCAGCAATTTTGCCATCCTCACCAACGATGAGAATCTTTCCGTCTTCAAGCGGATATTCACCAGCTCCAACCGGAAACACGTTTCCTTCTGCGTCCTTCATGTAGCAATCCGAACCAACACCGAAGTCATCGGCACTTGTGTAAATCATGTTGCCATCAGCAAGACGTGCTTCGGCTTCAAGTTTCACCTCTGATTCGAACTTCACACCGTGCGCATTCGGGTCAATTCCAAACTTTTGGAAGATGCCCAGTAATTGATCTTTCAATTTCATTTGTATAAGTTCTTTTGCGTATAACGGAAGAACTCCGATTTTGCCCACTTCGGTGGAAAAAAAGTTGAAAATGAAAAAACCCCCACCGTTGTGAGGGTTTCCCAGTAACCAATTAACAACAAACAATTTATAACAAAAAGCGTTGCGAATTTATATGTTAGCGAGGACTCGCTCTATCTCTTTTATCAGTAACGATTCAACACTCACGTGATTCATTTCCACAACTTGTTCAGTGAACATCCCTTCGATGCTGAATCCACGAATAGCACCGGACTTCACTTCTTCCCATACGTTGTCATCGTCAACCTTTGCCCCAATAAACCATGTGCCATCAGGTAGATCACTCAATCCGAGTGCGATGCTTTTATCGCTATCACCTTCTTTGAGCCATGATTCCACAATAGTGACTCCGCTCACTGGGTATTGATGCTGAAGGTTTGTGGTATGGTGTAAGTTCTTTTTGTAGAAGTTGTGTGCAAGTGTTTCGATTGTTTCTTTTTCGAACTTCATGTAATATTCCTCATTGTTTTGGTCAATGCGAAGAATCAACTTTTCGGGTATGAGTGCAGCACCGTATAGCATCCTGCGCTCTTTGTCCACGCTTGACAACTTTACTTTCTCGCTTGAGAGTGCAACCCAATTTTCTTCGATGGCAGGAACGTCAACAAGTCCCATTGCCGTGATTCCGAGTTTACCGTTCTCGTCAATCACACATTTTACTATTCTTTTTTTATCCATTTTATTTTAATTTATTCGTGCTAAATCTCTGACTTTATCGCGTGCTTCAACCGCACTACTAACGTCTTGCGCAAGTACATAAGCCTTTGGTGTTTGGTCTGGTCTGTTTTGTAATAGTCCAAGATTGAGCGCATTGAACGCAGGAACGCTCGGTTGACTTCCGCCACCTCCACCGCCTACACTTGGCACTGATGTACTTCCACCGCCACCGCCATCGCCGCCGTTTTCATTGAATTTTGTTGATGCAATTTTTGCTATTTGCGCAATACCCGTAGCTGCCGCAATACCAGCTTCAATGAATTGCACACCACCTGCTATTTTCAAAGCATTACCCCCGGCAGTTAATGCAGCCGTAACGGCAAGTCCTGTTTGAATACCAGCCTGTGCGATACCATAGGCTTTGTTACGATTGAATGCGGCACGTGCGCCTTTCTTGTTGTTCTTGCTAAATGCTTCATCAAGTCCTGCGATAGCACCAATGACATCACTTGCCATTTGCAAACGCTTCATATTTAATTCAAGATTGAGCTGACGAATTTTTTCAGCTTTTTCTTTTTCAATTTCAATTATTTTATCTTTATCATTATAAGCTAACCTTATTTTCTCAGAATATTCCAATTCTAATAAAGCACGTCTTTCTTCAAATCCAGATAAATCATTTTGAGCACGTAAAATATTTATTTCATTATTTCTTAAAGTTTCCGCGTCAGAAATAGCAATAGCATTATTTTGTAATGATTGTTCCAGTTCTTGTTTTTTTTGGGCATATGCAATTTCTGCATTTAACCTATCTTGTGTTCCCTCCTTATATGAATCAATTTGATTTTGTAATCTTTCGAGTTGTATAGATTTTTCTTGTTCTAAGACATCTCTCTGTGCTTTTAATCTGTCAATTTCATTTTTATTTGAATCAGCAGCAAATTTTGCTGATGTGATGGCTAAATCTGTTTTACTTTGAGCTTCTGTCTTTATAAGCTCATTAAGTTCTTTGTTTAATGCAATTTGATTTATTAATTGTTCGGATCGTTGGGAAGTTGCTTTTGCTTTTACTTCTTCAACTGCGGTTAATGCTTCTGTTACGGCTACCTGATTTTCTATTGTTTTACTATGCGATAATGTAGCTTGTGCTGCCGCTAATTGCGCTTTAGCTCCCTTCAATTCAATTTCTTCTTGTTTATCTATAATTGTACTCAATTTGGCATTTGCTTCAATTCGTTTTGTAATACTTTCTGAAGTATCATCGCGCAACTGTCTTTGTATCTCAGCTTCTCTTTCATATTGAGCGGATAATTTTGCAGATAATGCAGCGGTAAGTTTTGCATTATTTTGTAAATTAACTAATTGAACATTTGACTTATATATTTCTGATACATAATCGGAAAATGACTGTGCGCCTTGTATAACGGCTTCAGTTACATTATCTACGGTATTGTTAACACCTGTAAGTATATCGATAGATTCTTTTCCAGCTTTCCCAAATGAATCTAAGGCAGCGGAAAATTCTCCTGTAAATAAATTTTTAACACCTTCTGCTAAATAACCAAGAGTATCTAAAAAAGAATTAAATCGTTCTATAAGATTTTCTTTAATAGCATTACCAAAATCTTTTAACGATTGTACTGGATTTTCAAAAATTCCCTTAAAATAATCAATAATTTTTCCAGCGTTATCTAATATAAAATTAAATGCGTCTTTAATAATATCAGTAAACGTACCAAATGCAGCAGAAAAAAAATCAGTTGCTTCTTGTGTGGAACTTATTACGCTTTTAATTGTATTAAATGCAGCAGCAACTAAAGCGATAACACCAGTTGTTTTTCCTATTGACTTTATACCATCTGCTAATTTTTTGAATGCTGAATCACTTTTTTTAGATGTCTTCTCAAGATTAGCCGTTTTTTCATTTACATCATCTAATTGTTCTTTTACTTTATCAATGATTTCAGCATTACCATCGTCATTTATTCTTAGTTTGACAATGAATTCATTTTTCTCCATAATTATAAAATTAATTTATAAATACTAAATAATATTAATATCCAAAATATAGTGTGCACTAAATAGATAACGGAAGTTTTGACGATTTTGCGCCTGCGACTTATTGAATAACCCTCATGCCTGCATTTTATTCCAGCTTTCAATAAAGCCAAAGACATACCTATATCGTTTCTCATCGGAATTGTGTGTAGTTAATTTCTGCAAGTAATCTTGTGGTGAACGGATATGCGCCACCTGCAATTTGAATGTTCAATCTATGTTGCGCTGTGTTTGTTGCAG